ACGTAGGGCCGGGCGGGTACGGGTCTATGGGCGGCGGCACCGGCCGCAGCGCCTCCTCCAACAGCCGGGCGAGATCAGGACTGTCCACGGCGGACCTCTTTCAGCACGGTTTGGATCTCGGCCACGCTCAACGTTTTCGGGTCGCCTTTGCGTGGCGGGCGAGGTTGGGTGCGCAGACGGGCTGCTTGCTCGCGGGCCTGTTTTTCGGTTTCGGAAAGCCCCTCGCTGTTGGTGCGGAGCCGTGCGCTTGCGGCGGCGCATTTGCGGCGGGCTTCAGCGAGGGCTTGGCGTGCGGNGTGGGAGCGCCGGTCGGTGTCGGGTTTGGTGGTTGCGGGGTCGACCATGCGTGGGCTTCCAGCGCGGAGGTGTTCTCGGCGTGTTTTAGTGACCGGGTCCAGACCGGATTCGAGGGAGAGCGGGCTGGTGGCTGCGGCGCGTAGCGCGGCGCGGGGTGCGGCGCGTAGCGCGTGCAGGTAGCCGACNACGTCGTCCGGGTTGGGGGGTGGGGGAACGACGTAGTGCTTGAGTTTTTCGGCGCGCATGGCTCGGACCTCGTCCTGGATCACGGCGGGGGTGATCCATGGGGTTTTGCGGATGGCGTTGAGGAGCGCGGCGTGGGCTTCGTCCCAGTCGATGTCGGCGAGGGCTGCTGCCCAGGCCTTGGGGGTGTCCCATTCGAAGTTGATGTGGGGTGCGGCGGCCTTCATNTTTTCGACGNAGGCGACGGCTTGGGTNGGGGTCATGCGGTTCCCTCCTGCATGGCGCGTTCGAGTTGCTCGGCTTCGGCGAGTGCGTCGGCGAACATCGCCTGAGTGTTTTGTTGCCGGTAGGTGAGTGGTCGGGCGTCGGGGAAGGCGACGACGTTGCTGCCGTTGGGGGTGTTCATGACCTCGTTGACGACGCTGGGCAGGGTTGAGGGGTGGAGCCCCTTGGTCATCCAGTGGGCGAGGCCGCGTCGGATGTCGTCGGGGTGGATGCCGTCGTNGAGGAGGGTCTTGATNTCTTTAGCGACGTGTCCGATGACGCGGCTGGGGGGTCGTTTGGGGCAGCGGTCGAGCCATTCGCCGATGAGGGTTTGGGCGGTGATGGGTGGGGTGTGCGGCGCTGTTGCGCCCGAAGACGTAGTCTTCGGTTCTCTTTCCTGTACCAGAAGACATCCTTCACCTTTTACACCTACACCTACACCTACACCGGACCCTTCCGGGAACCCTTCGCCGAACCCTTCCGGGAAGGGTTTCGGGAACCCTTCCCGCGTGGTCTGTTGGGGTTCGTTGACCTGCTGTTTTGTGGTTTTGGGGTGCAAGGGTTGGCTGTCACCNCCTCTGTGGTTGGGGTTGGGGTCGGAAATGGGCTGGTGGAAAGGGTTGGGAGACCCTTCCTGGAAGGGTTCCTGGAAGGGTTCCGGGAACCCTTCGGGAAGGGTTTCGGGAAGGGTTCCAGNAACCTTTTCGATGAGAGCGCGGGTGCGCTCAGCGCGCTCGGTCGGCAGTTCGTCGATGGGGAGCCGAGACAGCTCGTAGCGGAGTACAGCGCGCAGGGTGGGGGACACGGTGGACTGGACGTGGCCGAGCGCGGACTTGAGTACGTTCGGCTGTTTCCACAGCCCGTCGTGGCGGATGAAAGTGCGCACGAGGACCTCTTCGGTGTCCTCGTCTACGACCACGTACCAGTACGCGTTGAGGCGTTCCAGGGCGGCGGTGACCCGGGGGCCGGTCATGCCGTGGGCGAAGCGTGCCCAGCGTCGTTCCTGGAGGGGGAGGACACCCGCGGTGTTGATGTTGGGTTGGGAGAGCAGGACGAAGTACAGCCATTGGGCGTCGACGTCCAGTTCGGTTTTGAACTTCTCGTTTTGCCAGATGGCGCTTCGTAGTTGGGCGTAGTTTCGGGCCACTGGTTCTCTCCTGCTGATGGTCATGGTCTCTTTTGCAAATGGGGGTGGCCGTCCCGTGGTGGGGTGGCCGTTTTTGTTAGGCGATGCGAAGTGGCATGACGTGGTAGGTCATGTCGGGGATGGCGCAGGATGGGGAGGATGTCGCGGTTGGGGTGGTTGGGGGTGGTGGCGCGGTGGGGCAGCTGGTCGATGAGGGCGGTGATCGCAGTGACCCCAAGCCCGCCTCACCCAGGCGGGCTTACTGCTAGCCACGCTCCCACCCCTCCACCGGCAGCGGCCGCGCCCTAGGGTCATCAATCGTCCACGGCGTCCACGCCGCAGGCGGCAGATAGCCCCTCNTNCGNGCCCGAGCCTGCACCCACCGCCCNGTCTGGTCGGTACGGCACAGCCGAGCTAGCTGCAGGTAGACGCGGGCCACAGCATCCGCAGTAGCAGCGGCCACCTGACGCGGACTGTCACGCACCACCCGAGAGAGAGTGTTGGCATTAAGCCCAGCCAGCCGGGCAATGTCGACCTGGGACCAGCCCTGGCAAGCAAGGGCTTCCAACCGCCGTTTCGTGCCAGTGGCTGGCACCCAGGTTTTCCCGCGAGGACGATCAGCGCGGGTAAGCGCGAGCAGCCGATACGCGTTATGGCGCGTAATCGTGGACTGTCCGGCGAGCAACCGGTGGATGGTGGCCTCAGGCACCCCAGTCGCCCGGGCNATCCANGTGCGGGACCGTCCAGCCCGGATGAGGGCACGCAGGTGCGCCGCCACACCGTCTGCTGGGATGCGGGATGACTCCCANCGGCCCTCAGCCAGGAGAACCCTGCGGCGTTTGCCGTAGCGGCTGGCATAGGTCAGCCTGCTNNTCACGCGGCTTTCCTTTCCTTTCTGCGGGCGCTGAGCCGCCGCCAGTGGGTACGGCACGCCGCCACGATGAGCGGGGATCGATCACCCGCCTGGTAGGCGCGCATACANCGGATGAGCTCTGCATCTGTCATCAGCGNNGTGCGGCGTTCCAGCTCTGCCTCAAGCTCGTCTTCGGTGAGGTCGATGAGGTCGTCGTCCCAGGCCAGCGGAGGCAACCAGCCGCGCTTCCGCGCCCGAGTGCGAATCCCTCGGGATTCCCGCGTGTCCGGGGCTGGCTTGTCCCAGTAGGCGTCGTACAGCTCCCGGATTTTCGCGGCGTGACAGGCCATGATGGAGCTGCTTTGCCCGTGGATGACCCGGCTGATGAGATTGCGGCTCACCCCGGAATGGGTGGCCTGCCAGGCGATGGAATAACCCAGCGTGTAGAGGGCCTGGGTGCGGCGGCGGGACCCGTCAGCGGGGATGGGCTTGGCTGTGGGCAGCGGTGATCGGGGGATGGGAATCTCGAGAATGCGGCGTGCGGTGACCTGGTTCACTCGCTTGATGGGCTGGTAGAGCAGGTAGTGAATGTTGATGCCGAGCATGGCGTTGATGTCCCGATAGGACATGCCAGCACGCATGAGCTGCCGCAGGTGCTGTCGGACGGGGGTAGCGTCCACGAGGTTGGTGGTAGGCGCTCCGACGCGGCGGCGGCGTCCACGCTCGCGTTCATAGGCGCGCGCGTAGGTGTCGCAGTCCTCACAGCGGCAGCCGTCGCGGTAGGTGGAGATGGTGCCGTGGTTGCGAGCCATGGCTAGGCGGCCTCCTTTCGTGTGGGCGGGGGCGGAACAGTGGCAGGACGGCCGGCCTGGACCCAGCGGAAACGGCAGGCGGCGCAGAGGGGCTGNCCATCAGGGCCGCGGCCGTTGTGGGGTTTGGTGTTGTTGCAGCCGGCGCAGGTGATGAGCCTGTGGTAGTCGCTGCGGGGTGCGGGCTTGAGGCCGCGACGGCAGCGTTCAGCGACGAGCTCGTGTTCGTTGAGCCCTCCCCAGATGCCGTAGGCCTCGGGGTAGGTGAGGGCGTGGGTGAGGCACTGGGTGCGCACGGGGCAGGTGGCGCAGATGCGTTTCGCTGCCTGTTCGCGGGCCTTGCGGGCGTTGATGCTCTCGCTGTCCCAGCCAAACCACAGGTCGGGGTCGTGGCCTCGACAGGCAGCTTTGGGGTGCCAGTCGTTTTCAGGGGCGGGCTGTAGGTGGGTCATGGTGTCTCCAAGGGGTGGATGCGGATGAGAGCCCCGGGCTGGTCCAGGGCATCAGGGTCGGAGCCTGGGTAGACCTTGGCGAGCCGCCGGTATTCGACGACGGCCGCGTCGTCTTTCCACACGCCAGCCTCAGTCAGNGCGTCTTCGGTGGCGCGGGCGAGTTTGGACAGGTCAGGTGCGCCGGTGGGGCGCGCGGGTGCACTGTCGCGTAGCAGGTGGGCGTTACGCCCGGTCCGGTAGTGAGACTTCGGCCGAGCCAGGGTGAAGATCATGTCTACGGCCAGCGGCCCGGCCAGGGGGAAACGTTCCTGGTCATNGCGGGTGAGCAGTGNGGCCTGGGCGGCGCGCTGCACTTCAGCTCGCCATGGCCGAACGTATTTGGACATTTCCTGGGTGATGATCTTGCCTGTGGCCCGGTGCCGGAATGCCTTTTTCGAGCCCTGGGGGGCGGGCCGCCCGTAGACGGTGATGATCGTGGTCACGGCTGGCCTCCGGTGTGCACGGTTTGGCGCATGAGTTCGGCGGCGATGGCGGGGTAGCCGTAGAGTTTGGCGAGACGGCGCAGCTC